AGAACTTGGTAAAACTGTAAATCAATTATGTAAAGAACTTACAGTAGAAGAATTATTAGGTTGGATTGCTTATAACGATTTAGAACGAGAAGATTATGAAAAACAAAGAGATCAAACTCAAAGGTCTAGTGCTTTAAGAGGAAAAAAGAGGTAATATAGAGAAAATGTTTTGATTTTTATAGCAAGTGGCTAATTATAATATAGATATTGCTGTTGCTTTAAAAGGTGCTAAACAATTAACTTCTTTTAATAGAGAAGTCAAAGCCACAGGTACAAGTATAGATGCTTTTGCTAAACAATTACAATCTGCTGCAAAAGATCAAAATTTACTTGTAAAGAATTTTGATAATTTAAATCTTGCATTAACAAATGCAAAAAAGAATTTTAATGAAGCTGCTGTAGGAACATCTCTTCAAAAAAAAGCTGCAATAGAATTGGTTGCTGCACAAAAAGATTTAAATAAACAGTTAAATATTGGAAATAAATTATTAAATCAATTTGGAAATATAGGTAAAAGAATTAGTCCTGTTGAAAAATCTATAAGAAGAAATCAAGAATTAAGACAACGTAGACCAGTACAACCATTAAATCCTGTTGCTGGTAATTCTTTTGCTGCTTTTAGTAGATCAATTACAGGTGCAACTGCGTATAGTGGTCCAATCGGACCAGGAGCAGCTGTTGATGCAAATTTAAGATCTCCATTACCTCCTAGATCTGATGTTTTTCTTTCTTCCCCCTTACCTCCTAGATCTCCATTACCACCAAGATCTTCAATAGAACCAGGTCAAAGTTTATTTGGTCAAAGCGTCAATGTAGAAGGAAGAAGTTTGCAAATTCAGAGAGAAGAATTTGAATTGCAATCCAAATTAGGACAAATGGAAATAAGAAGTTTAAAAAATAAACGTAAAGATTTAACTTTTGAAGAGTTAATAACAAGGAATATTGAGCAACAAACTAAGCTTGAAAAAAGTAATGAAGTAATGCTTTCTCAATCAAGTAGAAGAAGAAGACAACGTATTTTAGATAATCCTTTCAATAGAATCAGACAAGGATTAACAGGTCGTAGTCGTACAGCTAGAGCAAGAAGAGGTCAAGCAACTTCCAATGCTTTAATTGGTGGTTTTTTTCCATTATTATTTGGGCAAGGGTTAGGTGCTGCTGCTGGTGGTGCTGTTGGTGGTGGTGCAGGTGGTTTATTGGGAGGTCAATTTGGTTTTGCATTATCTCTTGTTGGTACATCTGTTGGTGCTGCTTTAGATAGATTAGTACAAGGTTTAAAGGATTTTGGTAGTGCATTAAAAACAACTGATGGTGCTTTAAAATTAATGACAGAACGTAATCTGTTTAGTAGTAAAGCAATAGAAAAACAAGCAGAAGCATTAAAAAGACAAGGAAGGCAAGCAGAATTAAATGAACTTATTACTAGAGATTTAAGTAATTCATTAGGTGCAGTTGCTATAAAAGATGTTCAAAAATTTAGTACAGAAATGGAAGAATTATCAAGAATGTTTGGAATATTAACGACACAGTTTCAAATATTAGCAGCAGGGCCATTAGCAAAAGTTGTTGATCTTATAAATACTGTTGTCGGCAGGCAAGTTTTAGAATCAAGAATTAGTAATCAATTAAGAGCCTTACAAAAAGGAGATCCTAAAGCATTTGAACAATTTATAAAAGAAAATCCTCGAAGTGCAAAAGAATTTGGTTTAGGTTTGTTATCTGGAACATTAAAACAACAAACTCCTTTGGGTGTTGTGGATACTGACGTAGGTCCTGGAGGTTTTAAATTTGGAGGAAGAAGTGATGAACAACTTCAAACATTATCAGGAAGTTTAGATTCGTTACTCAAAAGATCAGGTATTGATAGTAATTTGGGTATTGGTGGAGGAGATGCTGATAAAGTATTGCAAGTCTTACAAGCTGAAGAAGGTAATCTAAGAAAAAAACAAGACGCTTTAAATAGTTCTTTTGGAATTGAATCTGCAATAGCTGTAATAAAAGAAAATAATAGTCATCTTGATGATAAATCATTAAATGATTTAACAACTAAAGTAAGAAAACAATTGGAAATTAATGAAAAATTAGAAATTGAAAATTTCCAACTACAAATAACTTTGGATCTTTACAACAATATTGCTTCTTCCATTGAAAATGGAATTGTTTCAGCTATTGAAGGAGCAATACAAGGAACAAAAACTTTAGGTGATGTTGCTCGTAGTGTGTTTGCTGAAATACAAAGATCATTAATTAGATTTGGTGTAAATGCTTTTCTTGGTTCTTTGCCCGGGATTGGTGGATTTTTCAGGGCAGAAGGTGGGCCAGTTAGCAGAGGTAGAAGTTATATAGTTGGAGAACGTGGGCCAGAACTATTTACTCCTGGATCTTCTGGAATGATTACACCAAATCATCAATTGGGTGGAGGATCTACAAGTGTTGTTGTAAATGTGGATGCATCTGGTTCGGCTGTTGAAGGAGATGAAGATAGAGGTAGAGAACTTGGTCGTCTTATTTCTGTAGCGGTACAATCTGAAATTGTACAACAAAAAAGACCGGGAGGTTTACTTGCATAATGGCTACTTTTCCTTCAATTACTCCAACATACGGACAACAAAAAAGATCTGCACCTAATACTAGAACAGTACGTTTTGCTGATGGATATGAACATAGAATATTATTTGGATTAGCTCAAAATCAAAATCCAAAAATATTTAATTTTACTTTTAACGTATCAGAAACGGATGCAGATACAATAGAAGCTTTTTTAGATGCTAGGGCAAATGATAGTGCCAGTTTTGATTTTACTCCACCAGGAGAGGCTAGTTCATCTAAATTTGTTTGTGAAGCATGGAGTAAATCAATTCCATATTTAAATAGAGCAACAATACAAGCAACATTTAGGGAGGTATTTGAACCATGACTGTTGCTACTGTTTGGACTGCTAATACAGCTAAAAGTTTAGGAAATATTGTTTGCCCTACAAATGGTGTTGATGGAATGTTTTTTCGTGTAACAACAGCAGGAACAACTGGTGCTGGAGAACCTTCATGGACAAAAATTATAGGCCAAAGTGTTTACGATGGAAGTGTTGTTTACGAAGCGTTTAGCAGTATTTTTAACGACATATCCAAAATAAATCCAGGATCAGTTATTGAATTATTTACTCTTACACTAAAAACAGCTTTGCATGGTGCAAATACAGTATATAGATTTCACTCAGGATCTAATGAAACGAACCAAAACATAGTCTGGGCTGGTAATTCTTACACAAGATTTCCTATTGTTGCTGAAGGTTTTGCTTTTCAACGTGGTCAACTACCAAGACCTAAATTAGTTGTAAGTAACGCTTTTGGAACTATATCAGCCATTTTGCAGTCAGTAAATACTGTGACCACTGGTAATGATCTTACAGGTGCTACGGTTACAAGAATAAGAACACTGGCAAGATTTATTGATAATGCAAACTTTACAGGTAATAATCCTTTCGGTACACCTGATCCTAATGCAGAGTTTCCAAGAGAAATTTATTCTGTGGATCGTAAATCAGCAGAAAACAGAGAGGTTGTTGAGTTTGAATTAGCAGCAGTATTTGATTTAGCTGGCATAAGAGTACCAAAAAGACAATGCACTAGAGCCTTATTTCCTGCGATTGGTACGTTTGTTCAATGAGTTGGAAAGATGACGCATTGGTTCATGCGAAAGACCAAGACCCAAAAGAATCTGTTGGATTATTACTAAATATTAGAGGTAAAGAAAGATATTATCCTTGTGAAAATTTAGCCATTACATCTCATCAGCATTTTATTTTAAATCCAGAAGATTATGTAAAAGCAGATAATCTTGGTGAAATAACTGCTATTATTCATAGTCATCCAGTTTCTAGCCCAAAACCTAGTCAGGCAGATAAAGTAAGTTGTGAACAAAGTAAATTACCCTGGCATATTGTTAATCCAAAAACAGAAGAATGGGCTTATGTAGAGCCAACAGGATATGAAGCACCTTTGTTAGGTAGACAATGGGTTTGGGGTGTTACTGATTGCTGGAGTTTAGTTGTTGATTACTACAGAAAAGAAAAGGGTATTATTTTGAAAGATTACGAAAGAACAATGACAGCAGATGAATTCTTGTTCGATCCATTATTTGAAAGCTACGCATGGCGGACAGGTTTTAGAGAACTTAGACCAGATGAAAAATTAGAAGAGGGAGATGTATTGTTAATGTCTATCATGTATCCAACTTTAAATCATGTGGCGATTTTCTTAGGAGATATGGTTTTACACCATTTAGCAGATAGACTATCTTGTAGAGAGCCTTACTCTGAATGGTTGTTAAAATGTACTGGTAAGAGGTATCGCTATGCTCAAGAAAGTTAAACTATATGGTGAGTTAGCTGACTTTGTAGGTCATAAAGAATTTGATGCTGTTATAAATTCTACTGCTGATGCAATTAAGTTTTTGTTGAGTAATTTTTCACAGTTAGAAGGTTATATGAATGACAGACATTATCAGGTTATTGTTAATGATTACGATATTGGAGAAGATGAATTACATCATCCTATAGGTAGTGAAGGCGTAAGTATCGTACCTGTAATCAGTGGTTCTGGCGGTAACTTTGGAAAAATATTATTAGGTGGTGCATTAATTGCTTTATCTTTTGGTGTTGGAGGTATTTTTTCTTCCCCTTTACAATTTGGAGCAAAGGGTCTTGGATTAGCTAGTGCTGGTGCAGGTGCTAAAGCAGCGTTTGGTATTGGTGCAGCTTTAGTTTTAAGCGGTGTATCCGATATGCTGTTTCCAATGCCTCAATTTAAAGAGTTCAGTAATGAAGAAGATCCAAGAATATCATTTAGTTTTTCTGGAGTGCAAAATACTGACAGAGCTGGAACTAGCATACCTTTATGTTTCGGGGAAATTACAACTGGATCTGTGGTTATATCAGCAGGTATTGATACACAACAAGTCGTAGCAGGAGAAGCATAATGGGTAAAATTATAAGAGGTTCAAAAGGACCACCAGCACCAAGAGAACCAGTAAGAGCCGAAGATACTCTTAACAGTAAGGAGTTTGCAACGATCCAAGATTTACTTTCGGAAGGTGAGATCGAAGGTTTTGCAACACCGTCAAAGAAAGGGATTGCTCGTAATAATGCAAATTATAATAATGCTTGTTTAGCTGATATTTTTTTAGATAACACTGCTGTTTTAAATGTTAGTCCAGATGATCCAAATTTTACAACTAAACTTAGTAGTTTAACTGATTCAGATTTTAGTTTTGAGGATGTTACTTTTATTCCAAAATTTGGAGAAGGTAATCAAAAACCAGTAGCTAATTTAGAAAATGCAAACCTACAAAAAACATCAGATACTGTACTGACAAACTCTGCTGTTGTTACTACATCATCAGATGTTAATGCTGACCTTTCTACAGGAAAACACGCAGCAGAAGTAACAATACAGTTTTTAGCATTACAAAAATTTGAAACTAATGGAGATGTTTTAGGAACTGAAGTTAACTATCAAATACAACTACAAACAAACGGTGGAACTTTTACTACAGTAGTAGATGAAACAATTACAGGTAGAAGTAAAGACTCATATTCAAGAGAACATACAATAAATTTACCGAATGATACTTTTGGTAATGCTAATTACACCCAAGCAAAAATAAGAGTAAAAAGAATTACTGCTGACAGCAATCCAGATGAAATTCAAGATACATTTGGTGTTTCTAGAATAGAAGAAGTTGTATATACTCCACAGGCATATCCAGATTGTGCATATTCAACCTTACGAGTAAGTTCTGAACAGTTTAGTTCTGTACCTCAAAGAGCATTTCGTATTCGTGGCATAAAAGTAAGAATTCCAGGTGCAGGTGCAAATAATTCTGGAACTCCTACGGTTGATATAAATACAGGAAGAATACAATATCCTACTGGCTATATATTTAATGGAACGATGGGTGCTGCTGTTTGGTGTACTTGTCCTGCGATGATATTGTTAGATGTTTTAACAAATCAAAGATATGGTCTAGGTGTTCACATATCACCAGATCAATCTACTGATGCAAAGACGTATGAAAGTATTGATTTATTTAGTTACGTACAAGCATCAAGATATGCAAATGAAGAGGTTACATTAGAAGATGGTACAAAAGAAGCTAGGTTTGCTTGCAATGTTGCAATTCAGGGAACAGCAGAAGCATATCAATTAATAAATGAATTAGCTGGTGTGATGAGAGCGTTTCCGATATGGCAAACAGGCTCGATAACACTTACCCAAGATAGACCTACTGACAGCAGTTATTTATTTAGTTTGGCAAATGTTACTGAAGCTGGATTTTCATATTCTGGTAGCAGCTTGAAACAAAGACATTCTGTGATTTCTGTAAGGTATTTCAACATGGATAGCAGAGAAATAGATTATGAAGTTTTTGAAGATACTGCTGCGATTGCAAAGCTTGGAATAATTAAAAAGACAGTGCAAGCATTTGGCTGTACATCAAGAACACAAGCGATTAGATTGGCAAAAGCAATACTTTTCAGTGAACAAAATGAATCAGAAACCGTTAGTTTTTCAACTTCTATAGACGCTGGAGCAATAGTAAGACCTGGAAGTGTTATTTCTATAAACGATCCAGTGCGTAGTGTTGAAAGAAGATCAGGTAGAGTAAAAAGTGCAACAAATACTGTTATAACTGTCGATAGCAGTCAAGACTTATCTACTTTGCAGGGTACAAATAAAACTTTAAGTGTAATGCTACCTGATGGGAAGGTAGAAACAAAAACA